TTTGATATGCAGCAAATGGAATGTACTCCACTTGTGCAAACCAGATCAACATTGGTTGGATATATTCTGTTAATAATGTTTTATATTTTGCATTGGCATTCTGGTCAATATTAGGCATAAGACCAATCAATTCATTATATAACTCAGTTCCCATATAGTTCTGTATGTGGATTTCCTGAGCAATTTTAATAAACTGTATAAACTTATTTGTGTCTACATTGCCATCAAGAATACTATTCCTGACTAAATCTGTTCTATTTATAAATAACTGTGTTGCCATAATTTCTATTTTGGGTATCTTCCCCTTAATGGAAGTTGTTTATCAGTTGCTATTTCGCTTTCTCTTGTTCCTCTTGGATTTTTTATATACGATCTAGGAATGCTACCTGTTCTTTTATAATTATCTAAATTAGAACTTTCATATTTACCTTTTTTTAATCTAAATAAAACTCTCTCCCAAACATGCTGACAATAAACCCCACCTTTAAATTTAAAAATGTCATAAGGCATATCTGGTTTGTGTCTAAATTCAGGATTTACTTCTACCCCTCCTTTTTCTCTAGGATAACTAGCAGCATCAATATCTTCTATTCTCCAAACTAATCCTGATTTTCTACTTCCACTTAACTGCATCATTCTTTTGCAAAAATCTCTTGATTCTCCTGATTTTTTCATTCCTCTAGCATATCTATAACGAATCTTATATAAACCATTTTTAGGATCTAAATAACTAAATGCTGACCCATCTTTTACACTACCTACATTATCTTTACTTGCACTTTTTAAACCTATAAAATCTTTAATTTTAGATAGTGTAGATTTTTTTGGTTGTATTAAATAATTTGCATAATCTTCAGCTTGTATATCATCTGCAGGTAAAACTGCTATTTCTTCATATAAATCTTGTATATTTTGTCCTGATTTTGCTAAACTCCCTACAATTTGATCTGCTTTTGCTTTTGATAATTCTGTAGACATGGGAACACAGTTTGGAACTTCTTTTCCATCTTTTATTTTTGTTCCTATTTGCTCATAACCATCCCAACATGGAGCTTTTAATTCTTCATGGTTTTCACATGGCATGTAATAGGTTTGACCCTCCACTTCGTGTTCATGATACCCTGAGCATCCTTTTTCTTCTGCTTTTTGTATTGCTTCTTCTTTAGTTTCATATGCTTCTTTGCCATCAATTTTCTTGAGGTCTACTTTAAATTCATATCCTGTTTCTTCCTCAATATCTTCTTTGTCCTGCAATCTAGAATCAACCTCAGTAAATTCTAATGGTTGTAGTGTAGTAAAGTAGAGGTTTAGGGAAATTTCATTATATGCAAGTAAATGGTCAAAACAATCTATTAAAAGCTCTTGAAATGGTCTAATAACTGTGTTATCCATTAAGAGTGAAGCTGTTTTGATTTCATCTGCATTTGATGAGAATCCTGAGTTTGTTCTAATCCCTAATAAAAAAGGACTAACAATTCTATGAGCCACCTGAATTTTAGATTGTGATTCTTCACTTAAAAATTGATATTGATTATGTGCATCACTTAATTGAACAGGTGTAATATCTGCTGCTGCTTCTTTATTGTCATTGAATGCAAGTATAAATTTTCCTGCATTAGATGTTCCAGAAAACTTTTGTGCAATTTTTTGCTCTAATAATTGTCTTTCTTCTTGATTAGGTGTTCCATTATTGAAGTTAATTAACATGCTAGGTGCTAGACCATTCATAATATTGTTCAAATGGTAGTTAGAAATTTCTTCTTCTAACTCTGCATATTGTAACCCTCCTTGATAATCTACAGGAGCATAATAATAAAATCCTGCTTTGTAAGGTTTGATGTAATAAATCTCTATTGATTCTTTTGACATACCATAAGCAGGTATTCTCTTAGGAATTTCATTAGGTTTTAATTTACTCCAATCTTTAAAATAATAATAAGCAGGGATTTCTCCATCTTTATTTGCTTTTGCAGCTCTTAATGTCTCTACAGGGATGTGTTCTAGTCTTGCAATCTTTTTTCTGTTTTTAGAATATATCACTTGGACAGAACATTGACCCATTAATTTAAGATCATAACATAATTTTCTGACAACTTCTTTTTTGAACAAAGAAATCATTTGTGCATACTCAGCAGGTTTTCTAGATGAATCAGTTGCATTCAAACCTTTTCCAAATATCTGCTGACTAATGCCATTTATTGCTGCATTGTTTGTTGGTGAGCCATTATATCTGTCAATTAAATATTGAAAATAATTATTGTCTGCACCATAATCTACCCAATCCCTGTTATTTTTCTCAACAATTTCTGGAGATGTATATGTGCTTAAATTCACAAAACTGTACTCTGAATTGTGTCTAACAAATTGACCCTTTTTATTTCTTTTTAAATTTTTTCTCATGATGTTACAATATACTCATTATTATAAGCAGTAGTGCCAACAAACTGCCCTTTATTCATGTCATAATAGTTGTCTACTTTTTGGTCTATAGATTGGTCTGTGCAAAATATTCTGTCTTTATAAAATACATTTATAAAATCAGTAGCATCATTCCATAATCTTGTATAATTCTGCCATAGACTAAAATTCTGATTCCAAAAAGCATAATTAGAAAATAATTCTATGTCATAAAAATGATTGACAACTAAAACAGGATTAAATGCTTGTGACCAAGTCAAATAATTTCCTGATGTTGTTGCATTACTAATACTAACTTCTGTCCTTACATTAGTTGAATCATCTGTATAAGCCACCTGAAATGCACTTTCATATATTCTAGGAATAACTTTTAATGTTTGTGGTGTGTTTGTATTAAGTACAATCATACTTATATAACGAATTAAAAAACTTTATTTGTAAAAATAAAAAAAGCACCCATATAGAGTGCTTCTTTAAGATTAATTAGAATGAGTTTCTAATTAGGTACGATTTGTGCTGATGCTCCAGATACTATTCCTGCATCTACAAAGTAGGGTGCAGTTTCTTCAAGACCCTCCATCACTAATGTGAATCCTGATAGGTCTCCTGCTGCTGCTCCTGTGACTATTGTGCCACCTGTCACTTCCATTCCATTTTCATAACCACATAAAAATTGGTTACCATAGTAATCTTCTACAACTATAACAGGTCTTGCGACAGCTATTAATTGTAATTCATTTTTAGTTGCATTGTCTAAATATGTTAATGTCATATTTAAAGTCTGTGTATAAAATGTTGTTCCATTATCTCTAGAACTTGTAATTGTTGTTTCTAATGAAGAATTTCCTTTTAAATCAAACTGAAACCAATCTACACTTCCTGTGAAAGCATCTATTGTTTGGTCTGCATTGATAGTAGCTGTGACAGGAAAATCTGCCATATATACTGTTTTAATTCCACCAAATGCTGATTTACATGGTACTTTTCTTCCTGTTGTTAATGCACATGCCATAATTTTTTATTTTATTTAAAAAAAAAGGTAAGTAAGTTTAATCCCACTTACCTCTTTTTAAGGTTAATTTAATTTATTAAGAGTAGTAAACAAGATCCTCAGAAATTCCATATTGAACTCCTGCAGTAAATCTCATTACGAATCTTACATTTTGACTTCCATCTATGTCTTGCATGTCTAAAACTTTCACTTCTTGCATGTTGTTTAATAAACCTGTTCCAAAGTATAAGTTGCTTCTTTGAGCAGCAAACATATGGTCATCAGACATTCCTGGACAAACAAAGATTTTTACACCATTCACAGTAAGTGACCCATTGTTCCACCATTGTGTTCCTTGTGCATTTACACCATTTGCTCCTAAACCATTTGCAGCAAACCCACCAAGAGCTTGTACATAGTGCTTAGCAATAGAGCTAGGGATGTAGATAAATAAATCTTCTTTTCCATAAAGTGCAGATGGGATTGCATCTACTACTTTAGAAAGTTCTGCTATTACATTTCCTGCATTAACACCACCACCTACTGCAGCAATGTCCTGACCTGCAGGGATGTTACCATCAGCAGTCATAAGAGTTTGGAATCCATCATATTCTCCTGCATTTGCAGCTACTCCTGAAAAGATAGTCTGCTCAGTTTTTTGTGCAACTTGATTTGCTACATGAGCAATCATAAAGTCACTAAACTTAGGAGGAAGTGTTTGACCCATTCCATAACCCATAGATTGAGCTTCCCAATCATTAATAAAATCTTTCTTACATAATTGAAGATTGACTTGCAGCTCAGTTGGCTGAATAATCCTTTCTGTCAGAGATACTGAAGAATTTGGATTAAAGTCACATGAAGCATCAGATACTACTGCACCTGTGTCCAATCTTTTAATTACTTCTTTGTAAGCAATATTTGGTTTTACAGTAAGACCTCCATCATCAATAGTGGAAGCACTTAATAAAGCTGCAGCAATATACTCACCTGCAAATTCACCTGCATAAGTAGTAGTGATATTTGTTGCAGTTGCTAATTCAATTTTTCTATTATTCATTTTTCTAATTTTTAATTTTTATTAATTTATGCTTCAAATGCCCATATTCCCTGAGAGCCACAAATTGCCCACTCAGTTGATGATACTGCACATAGCTCAACCCAATCTCCTTTTTTAGAAGTTCCTGCTGTATTTACTATGTGTTTTCCATTTGCTCCTGCTCCATTACTTGCTGCTGAAACTACTGAATCAGCTAAAGTAAAAGATCCTATAATCTTGTTATTTGCATGAGGGTCTAATGTTAGTCCATGAGTTCCTCCTGTTCCTAAATTTCTGAATCTGTAAGTTAAACCTACATAGTTAGAATTTAGTTCTGGTAGTGTGTGAGTATGTGACCCACCACTTGAATTTTGATCTGCACCTGCATCAGATACTGAAATAGCTTTGTTACCTACTAAAGAATCCTGCACAGGTCTGTTACGATTTACATCATTTGATGAATATTTGAATGTTGCCATTTTTTTATAATTTATTTATTTATTTAATTTTGATAAAACTCTTTCTAAAGTTGTTTTGTATTTTGCTTTTGCAAATACTCTTTGTTTAACCTCTCCAAAAGATGCTTCTGGACTGTGTTTGATTGGCTCAACTGCAGCTTCAGAAAATTCTTCTTTTATTGTTCTTGATTTAGGTTGTCTAGATGATTCCATTTCTACTTCTTCTTCATCTTCCATTCTAGATTCTTTGTCCTTTTTAAGATCAGAAATTGCATCTTCTAAGTTTTTGATACGAATCTCCATTCCTTTCCAATCTGCTACATCAGCTTCTTCATCCATTTCTTCTTCTTTCTTTTCCTCTAAATCTTCTGTTTCTTCTTTTTTATAACCATCTTCATCTTT